TTTTTCTATTCCATTGCTGTTGAAACCTGAAGTTATAGCAGTAGCTTGTATTCCTTTAGTTTCTGACCATTGAAATCCCTGAGATGTGATAGCACCAATAAGTCCTTTAGCCTGTGAAGACCCTGCACCTGATGTAGTATAAAATAATCTATACTGAGATTTCTGTCTTAAAACTACAGTAGCTACTACATAAGAGTCAATACCATTAGCAATAGTTTCTGTTATAGAGACTATCTGTCTGCTTACTGTTCCTAATTCTACGTCACCGATACGAGCAGTACCAGCAATAGTCCTAACTCCATCAGGACTTAAAAATACTAAGTCACCAGCAATTTCCTGAATACTATGATTATCTAAGCAGCCTACGTTTTTAGTTACAGGCACCACAGCTATAGTAGAAGAAGTATTTATGTTTACTAACTTATAAATACTATTTTTACAAAAGATAATAAGATCATCTCGAAAAGATTTTAAACCTATAACTTTGTCATCAAGTTTTATATTTCCAGAACCTGTAGAAGTAAAGTCATCTATATCATTAGTACCACTATAGTAAATAGTATTGGGGTTATTAGAATCCCCAGACACAACATAATGTTTATCGTGAATTACACCTACAATAGGATATACAGTACCACTTACCGTGACCTCTTTAGCAAAATAAGTTCTATTACCTAATGCTCCCGTACCTGTCATTTTAAAGTAAAAAGGTTTAGTAGCAGAGGCTTCGTCAGTAATTAAAAGCTCTCCATACTGCGTATCACCTTCATAAAAAGCAAAATTACATTGGTTTTGATTTGTCCTAGCTAAAGCAGATCTTCCTGTAAAAGCAGAATAGTCATCTCCCCCACCAGCTACAGAAGCTCTATTTATCTGTAACCATGTTTCACCCTCCAAGGTAAAATATATATTTGTACCAGAGCAAGCTATAAGACCGTCCGCATAAACAAAAAGACCTAGAATAGCATTAGTACTATTAGGTCTTGCTGCATCTCCACCACCAAAAGGTTCAAAACCATTTATTCTTCTGTAACCACCATCTGAATCTACTTCAAAGTTTTCAAGCTTTGTAGCAAGACCCGGATTAGAAAGCATTTCAAACTGGTTTAAGTTTGTATTTAAGCCTCCTTTACAGGACACACCGAAAGGTAAAGACTGTGGCATTAGACGAATATAATCCTGTCATCTTTAAAGTAACCGGGATCAGGCTCCATAAGATGTAACTTCATATTTTTTAAATTTCTTTTATAATCCTCTAGGGCAAAAGCAGAACCTTGAGCATTATCATTAAACTGGTGTATATAGTATCTTGCTTTACTTATAAGTACAGGAACATATAAATCTGGAAAGACTACTGTATCTGCATATAAATCAAGCTTAGTAGGCTGATTAAAAGCAAAAAACCAGATTCTATAAACTTGATCTGGTATAGGGCTTAATCCAAAGTTTCGGGCATCAGGACTTCTTACAACCCTTCCGGGTACGCCATATGATTGGGAATCTGCATCATCTAAATTTTCAGAAATTCTAAAATAATCTTTCCATTCTTCAATAGTAGTATGTCTTAAGTTACGCGCAGTATAAGGAGCAGATTCTCCGCTTACACCTACAGTAGTAAGATAAAAATTATCCCAGTCTATATATCCATAGTCTCCTAAAATAGAAGAACTGGCAGGTTTTAATTCATACCAACGAGTACCAGCTACTGTTTCTATATAAGTATTACCATACATAGGATCAGTAGCTCCACTTTCTGCTGTAGATAAAAAAGGCCACTGAGGTTCTTCATTAACTATATCTAAATATGCTCTATTAACAATATCTTTTACATGTGTCTGTATACCTACAGAAGATGCAAAAGTAGCTGAAGTTAATTCAACTTCATTTACTTCTCTTAAGATTTCATTACAGAGCTGTTGATAGGTAGTAGCCATTAGTAAGTTACGCTGTTATTTTTCCCAGCTTTAGCAACACAAGCCTTTTCCATAGAAGAAATACCAGAACTTACTTTACCACCGTGCATCTTTTTATTACGGTCTTTCTCAGCCGCTGCTTTACCCTCTTTAGTATAGGGGTATTTTTTACCATTAACCATCGGCATTATTCTTCTCCTTAATCTTGATCAGATTCAAAAGTCTTAGATGTTTCTCTTGCAATCTCAAACTCAGACTGAAGTCTATTTGAAAGAGGATCTTTGCTAAATATACGATCATAGTTTTCATCGTATGTAGCTTTATTGAAACCTTTCCTAAACCTGCTTTTTTTACTAGCAATTGTTCCAGTAGACATTAAAAATGGTTTTTCTTCAGAGCCTATTTTAGCCATTAACTACTCCTGAAAAAGAAGGGGGCCACCGAAGCAGCCCCCGGCTAGTTTAGTCAATACCATAGAAGGCAGATACGAGAGCGCCGTCACGAAGGACTTTTGCTCCATATACATGCAGACCACGGACAATATCACCGAAGCTATCAGGATCACGAATGACCTCAGAGTTGGTGATAGTTTGTGCAGTTGCCGTAGAACTCATATGACCACCAATACACTTACCTGCTGCGTTAGTCGTAGAGGCAATGTTATTGGTCTTGTACATATCAAAACCACGGAGCTTGCCAGAGCTTACCAAACCATTACGGATGGAACCCTGACCTGCGTTATAGTCAACTGACAAGAGCTTAGAAGAGCTTTGTACAAGGACTTCATAGAACTCGGGGTTAGCCAAGAACCAGCGTCCTTCTTCAGGAATATTTTGCTCATCCAAGAGACGTGCCATATGAGACAGAACGTCAATAGGATCATGCTCACTTCCAGCAAAACCGATGTCCAAGTTACCAGTACCATCAAAGGTGCCTGCTGCAAGGTCAGTTGCACTATCAGAACCTAAGATATGGTTAGGACTAGACGCAGCTACACCAGCAAACATCGTAGCGATTACACCTTCATCAAAAGCATCACGCAAAGCGTAAGCAGCCGAAGAAGTTGCAGCTTGTTGGAAGTTTACATGTGACATATTACTTTCAATATCATCAACGATGAATTTGAAAGCGTTAGCCGTATCCACAACCAACGTAATCTCTTGATCCGTTAGCTTGGTAGCCGTTACATCTGCACCTCTTTCATACTGGTAAACAGTAATTGTAGGCTCTTTGATAATGCGTACACTATCTCCAAACGCTGAAATTTCACCAGCATAGTCAGTATTCGTAATAGCCTCTGCTACAGAAGCTTTACGAAAAAAGTTAAGAACCTGCTTGGAATAAACCTTAGGCAGGAAGAATGAGTTCGTTTGACCCGATACAGAGTTACCAAAGTTAGCATTGGTATCTGTACTCGGCTCAAAGAACTGGTCTGATTGATTATAAGCCATTGTTATGTGCTCCTATATAAAACATAAGTTAGGCTACTACGCGACCCTCCACCAGTGCATGATTAATTTCTTCTTCATATTTATCAAACTGATCAAGGGACATAGCAGCTATTTCCCGTTCAGTCCAGATTTTAGGTTGACGAGCATCTACAGAAGTTGTTTTAGTTGATACCATATCTGCTGCCGAACCTTGCGGCTGTCGCCGTCTGGGCTGTGTCTGTGTTTGAGTAATGCCATTTTCTATTTTATAAAGATCAATAGCTTTTGAAGCTAAAGAAACATTATCAGGATTATTATAAATCCAATTTTGTATTTGTTCAGGTTGTTCTTTAGCCCATCCATGAAAGTTTTCATCGCCTCTAATATCTTCAAAGTCAGGATGTCTATCCCTTAAGGAAGTCTCTGCTTCTTTCTGAAGTATCTCAGTTTCGCGTCGACGCATCGAGCTTAACTGAGACTCAAGTTCAGATACTTGGCGTTTACTTTGCAAATGTGCTACAGTTTCAACTGTACTATACAAATCAGGATACTGTTCTTTAAACTGCTCTAGTTCTTCAACAGATCTAGGAGGCTTGTACTGAGGTTCAGAAGCTCTAGTTTGAGCTACTAATTCCTGTTCCTTCTGTTTAAATTCAGAAACCTTATTATCGTAATGCTTCTTTAAATCATCGTATCTCTTTTTATAATTATGAGACGGTTCTTGAGACGACTCTTGAGGGGCTTCTTCCGAGGTGGCCTCAGGTCCAAAAAATAATCCGTCTGCATCTCCCATGCTAGGTTTGTCTGGCTTATGCCAAGCTTTTTTAGCATTATATGGGTTAGGTTGTTCTGACATACTCTCTCTCTCCTTCACGGGGCTTGTGTCTTGCAAGGTAGCCATGCTTCTTTTATTGGCCTATAAAAGATATGGGGCTTGTCTTATCAAGGTAGCCGTAAAAATTATCGAACGCTAGGCATCCTATTAAGCCATCATAAGTTTTTCAACTTCATCATCAGCAGAATCTTTTGAAAATGCTGTGGTTTCAGGTCTAGATAGTAATCCCCCTTCGTTCTTTCCTTGTAAACCACCGTCATAAGCGCGTTCAGCATCATCCATCATTACTTGGAGATTATCCGCACCAATCTGATCAGTGGCCTTTCTGGTCATAACAAATTCTCCATCACTAAGTCTAGCGGGGATAGAATCTGATACTCCCGTTCCCGGCCCTTCTACTTCTCCAGAGCCAGAAAATTCAGAAGCAGTATCTACAACTTTGTCAAAGATTTGACTAAGCCTTGGATCTGCTGTTAATGTTTCCATTAAATAATCTTGTTCTTCAGGTTCTAAAGCTTCTGAAAGAACAAGGTCAATATATTCTCCTTCCATCTCATTATCAGGAAGTTGTGTTTCTTCTGCATTTGCCTGATCTTCAGGCGTATAAGTATCTACAGGCATACCTTCAACAGGCATACCTTCTACAGGTATCAAAAGAGAGCCTTCTGTTTTGTTTGAACGAGCACTCTCTTCACTTTCTAAAGCTTCAACAAGATACTCAACCTGTTGTCTCTCTTCTTTAGGTAACTCTTCTAAAGTAACCTGTCCATCTCGAACAGCTTCCACTAGTTTATAAGTTTCAACAGAAAAAGGAGCGTGTCCTTTAGGAGGCTCTGGGTTTTTTTCAAGAATATTATTTTTTTTAGGCATCTCTAGACTCCATCATTTGTTCAACATTATCCTTCAACCGCTCTAGGCGTTCCAGAGAACTCACTCTCCCCTGACTGCGGTACACCTCCAGTTCCGATGTTGCCCCCACCAGTACCTGTAGCTCCAAGATCTTGAGCGCCTTCAGGTACTCCTTGAGCGGCTCCCATGCCTCCGGGTTTTTGACCACCGGGGCCAGCTTCCGCGCCAGCGTTTTGTCCAGCATTCTGCATCCCTATAATTTGTGCCATGATAGCGGCTTCTTCAGGATCATTCAGAAGTTCATCTGGGTCTAGATCCAAGCTGTAAGCAAGCTCGCTAATAAGCTTGTTGATTTTAACAAAAGGAGCTACTGCTGGATTCTGTACGGTCTGTAAGAATGTAGTCAGTCTTTGACTCCTCACCTCTTTCTGCATCAGACTATTAGTACCTGTAGCTCTTACTTCTAAGTCTCCTTGTACATCTAACTTACCTTCTAAGAATTGCATATTCCATTGGAAGTAAGCCTCTCCTAAAGGTTTTAAAAGAAAGTCATCAAGGTTCTTAATAACGGTTTTAACATTTAATGAAGCTGCTCCTAACAACATAGACATTCCAGAAGCAGTTCTGGTCATACTCTGTACACCTGTCTGACCATGACTATAACTAGGAATACCTGTCTGTTCATCAGCAAGCTGACGGAACTTATCAAACATCATCATGTTTTCTTGGGATGTATTAGGAAACTTCAAACCATTGATAGCAGTTCCCGGTACACCTGCTTGCCTCCTGAAAACTTTACCGGGATAAATCTCCATAGACTGACCACCTACTAAGGAAGTCTCATCTACATCAAATACAAGAGATCCAGATAAAGCTAAATTATCAATAGCCATTCTTGCATGACCATTCATAATCTTTTGAGAGTCATCCATGTTCTCTGCTACACCGATACCAAAAAAACTATACGGATTCTTTTCGTAGCTAAAAGAATGGTAAGGGATTCTAAAAGGTGTAAAAGGATTTACTACAGTTCTTAAAAGTTCCCCGTTACAAACCCAAGCATTTATCTGTACTTCATCTAAGTCATCTATTTCTTCTGAGAGTTCCATACCTACCTGACGGCAGTACTCAGCATCCATAACACCCCAGTACTCTATGACTTCAAACTGTCCTGAGTCTTCTGAAATAGGATTATCTCTCAGTTCATTCTCGTAACCTTTCTCTACATAGTTAGGCCCACTCTGGAGACAGTTCCTAATGGCTTCCTTATCAAAGTAAGGCATCTTTCCTAAGGCTCGTAACTGTGTCCTATTAAGTCTGTGCCTATGTAAAACATATTCACATTCGGATAAGCTGGTAGCGTTGGGGTCTGGGAAAAAATCCCAAATACTGACAAACTCAAGACGAGGAACACGAACATCAACAGGAGTATATTGTCTTTCTCCTTCAACATCTTCCCAACGATGTAACGTCTTGTTAAAGTTAAATGGTCCTTTAATAATACCAGTCCCAAAAAGTGCAGACTCAAATAGCGCATTACGTATTTCACTGGCTCCGTTAGACTCCTCTATCTGATCATGTATAAGTTTTTCCATCCTTCTTGCAGATTTCTGAGCA